GATCTCGTTTGTCGCTCAAAAACTCGGCCAACTCCAGCACGATCATGGGCTACTCGGCGACGGGCGACGTGGCGCGCGGTGGACGTAAGACTGCGTTCCTCATGGACGAGGCAGCCGCATTCCACATTAACGACGGCTTCGGCGCTTGGGCCTCCACCCAGCACGTGACGAACTGCCGGGCCATGGTCAGCACGCCCAAGGGCATGGCCGGCGTGTTCGCCGAGCAGATGAGAAAAACCGACGCGGCGATGGTCAAGGTTTCGCTGCACTGGAGCCAGCACCCTGAGAAGCAGAGGGGCCTGTACACTTCCGTGGACGGCGTGCTGCACGTCCTCGACGACCAGCATAAGTTTGTCGCCGACTACCCGTTCGTGGTGGACGGCAAACTGCGATCCCCCTGGTACGACCGCGAGTGCCAGCGCCACCCGATTCCGGCTCTGATCGCGCAGGAGCTGGACATCGACTACGGCGGTTCGGGTTTCCCATTCTTCAACGCAAACACCCTAGATTCACACGCCCGCGAGTATGGCATGGAGCCGTCGTTGGTCGGCGACCTGGACTTCACCACCGAGACGTACGAACCCTCCTGGAGGACCAATCCCCGAGGCCGTCTGCGGCTGTGGCTGCCCCTGACGGCTGACGAGGAGCCGTCCCACTCGACCGACTACGTCATTGGTTGCGACATCGCCACGGGCGTCGGCGGCGAAAAGTCCTCGAACTCGGTGGCCTCGATTGTCGATCGTGAGACGGGCGAAAAGGTCGCCGAGTACGTGGCGTCGGACCTCGCTCCTCACGAGTTCGCCGATCGGGTGATTGCCCTCCGCCGGTTCTTCCACGGGCCCTCCGGTGAGGCATTCGTGGGCTGGGAGGCCAACGGTGCCGGTGGCCAGTTCGGCAAGCATTTCACAAGCCGCAGCGCTGGGCGCATCTACTTTCGTGAGAATGAGTCGCTCATGACGGGCAAGAAAACTAAGACGCCTGGGTGGTGGTCGAACAAAGACGCGAAGCGCATTTTGCTGGGAGAATATGCGAAGGCGCTGGAGTCTCGTCGCTTCATCAACCATTCAAAAGCTGCCCTGGAAGAGGCTCTACACTATGTATATCTGCCCACAGGTGCCATCGAGCATGACCGGGCTCAGGCAACGCTCGATCCGACCGCAGCGGGCGAAAATCATGGTGACAGAGTGATCGCTGACGCTATAGCATGGAGGCTGATTCGCGATCAGCCGGCATACACGCAGGCCAGCCAAGCCACGTCAGCTCCGTATGGGTCGATGGCCTGGAGGCTAGCCGTGGCTGAACGCGAGCACCGTAACGCACTAGACCGCTGGTAGGGGGCCATCATGGCGCTGCGATTCCGAACTGAACTCCGCAATGCACGTCTGGATCAGATCACCGCTGCTATCTCGTCAACAGCCAATCCAACTCCTGGCAGGTTGCGCATTTACGAAGGCTCTGCTCCGGCGCTGCTCACTGACGCCGCCAGCGGCACCGCGTTGCTGGCAGAGCTGGTTTGCCAGCACCCGTTCGCGCCCCCAGCTGCAGGAGGTGGCTTGACGGTTTCGGCGATTGCCGACGACACGGCTGCCGACAAAACCACGAGCACTGGGGCTACGTTTTTTCGCGTGGTGAACATGACCACAGGAAACACAATCATCCAAGGCACAGTAACCGACACGAATGGGCAGGGCGACCTCCGGCTCAACAACGTAATGATCCAACAGGGCGCTGTGGTGAGCATCACGTCGTTCACCATCACTGAAGGGAATAGCTAGTGCAGCTCGTCTCGTTTGATGGTGGCGTCCCCGATAAGAGCTGGTTGGGCGGCCAAAAAGCAACAGCGAATTACGTTGCGCCAAAGAGCGATAGCGGTGCCGATGTCCTGTCTCTCGGCAGAGGCGAAGGCCGCAACGGCAACGACTGCTTGCTGGTTACGTCCGTCGAGCCCCAGCACGGTCTGCCTGGGTTCTGGCTATTGCGTGGCACCGGCAACGGCCGGGGTTCCGTTGGCAATATTTCCACGAATCAGGGCTTTCTATGTGGAGGTCAGCGGGCTAACCGACTGGCGTTCTACGTGCGGTTTGACACTGGCTTCCGCTCCGCGTCGTCACCCATATCGAAGTGCAACTTCGTGGTTGGCACGTACCATTTCGATCCGTCGAAAAAAGGCGTGCGCAAAGAGTCGGATAATTGGCATTTCTATCACCAGATCATCCTGCGACACGACCTCGCAGGCGATGGGTGGATTCGTGTCGTTTTGAACGAACTGCCTCAGCACCAGCGTGGCCTGAGTAATGGATTCCCTGCTGCCAACCCGACGCAGGGTGCAGGCAACTACTGGGAACTGGCCACCCGGCTTTACCTCGATTGCCACCCATACCATTCTCCGGCCAACATACCGCACCCGATCCGCATGTTCGTGGATGACGTGCAGATGAGTTACGTGCAGCCGAGCGAGGCTATTACGGCGACGATCATCGCTCGCGAGACGCAGGTTCGCAGGGGCGTTACCAGCAGCCTGCGAGTGCAGCTAAACAACACCACATCTGCTCCGATTTCCGGCATCATCGGCCATCGCTCCCGCTACGGCTGGACGCCATCGCTCACTGACCCTGCAAATGACAAGCCGATCCACAAGCAAAAGGTCACGCTGCTGCCCGGCGTAAACGAATACAGCCTGCAGGTCACTCCTCGCCAGACGATGAAGGCAGGCGTGTCCATGCTGACAGGCATTGTGTTCGTGCCAGATGAACAGTTGCGCCCCAACGGCCAGTCGCAGGCCGACCCAAACGTACGCATCTCGTCCGACTACGCAGTCACTGGTCCTGTCGACTGTGACGTGACGCACGCAGCAATACTCCTGACAGCGGTGTAGCATGACACACGAGGAAATCAGAGCAGCCATTCTTGAGAGCGCTGAACTGCGTGCCCTCATCGAGCAGGGCAACGACGAGGGCGCGGCGATTGCCTTGTCGGCCCTAGCTGCCCCGGTCCCAACGGGTGAACTGCACACTGAGCGGTCTCTATTCGCGTCTCTCGGTCCTGTGATGGCTGAGTCAATCCTGGGCAAGCTGGAGCAGTTCTCCACCAGCGGCGCAAGCGGCGCATCGGTCATTGCGCGCGGCCTGAGCTGGTTGTCGCCGGCCAATGGAGGCATCGACTTTCAGAACCAGGACTTGCGGTGGGTGCTGTCTGGGCTGCAGATCGCTGGCGTGCTGACTGAGCAGGAGCTATTGGCTACACAATCACTCGGAGTGCGTCCCCAGAGTGTCACGGCGGCCGATGTTGGTGAAGCGGTCGCGATCTGGCGGCCGAATGGAACTCCGCAGCCCATCCCGGAGAATTGACGTGGCACTCCCCGACTACATTGGCGTGACGCAGGGCACTGCAGCTGTGTTCGGCCCGACAGGGGCTACTGGCGTCACGGTCGCCATGGACATTAACGGCCTTGCCAATGCGACTGCGTTCGTCAGCTCGGTGTGCGATCTCGGGCAGGACTACGCGGACGAGTACCTCGTCTATTTTCGCGTGGAGACCGGCACGACAGCGCCCACGGCCGGAAACACGGCAGACCTGTATCTGATCTCTAACCATGTGGACACGGCCGGAACATGGCCAGCGCGACTGGGCGATTCTGGGTTTGGATTCAACACGACTTACACGCTGGGCACCTCCGACGCGAACCTGCGACAGGCCGGCCCTCCGGCATGCGTGTTGATCTGCACCAGTGACGCGAATACGGTCATGCGTCAGGCCCCAGTGATTTGGAGGCCGAAGGGGCGCTACGTAGTAGCGCTGGTCGATAACAACCTCGGGCAGCCACTCAAAAGCGAGGGTTCAGCAGCCGACCATGACACGCGCGTGATCCTTGTGCCTCGACGAATCGAGGTCAACGACACATGATCCCTTCACTTGCCGACTACGCTATGGGCGATGACTCTGCATATCCAGAGTTGTGGAAGGACTGCGTATTCGCCACGTGCCCCAGCCTGGGAATTACGGGCGGCAAGTTGTTCAATCTCGCCTCGGGCGAGGTGGCATCCATCACTACCTATTCTGCAGCTCGCTGGTCGAGCGACTCGGGTCTGCCTCACCTGACATTTTCGTCGGCGACGAACCAGAGTGTGTTCTGGGACAGCTTCGGGATGGATCAAAACTCCCTGAGCGTCAGTGTGTGGGTGAAGGCTAACACGCAAACCTCGGACACGTGCCTGCTGTCCGTTGGCACGACCGGACTTTCGTTTCGGCTAATAGCAAAAACAACTGGTGTAATTTCGGCGCAATGGAGCACCACCACGATCGTTCTCGATAGCACGAGCACTGTCACGGACAAATGGACTCATGTCCTGGCGCAACGGTCTCGTGGAAACGGCAGAAGCGATCTGTTCATTAACGGCGTGCGAGAGGCCACCTCCACTGCGTCGATCAGTACCACAGCGATGCAGACATTCTTGTCGCTCGGCGCACGGAGAGACTCAGGCGTGTCGGCGGCGTTTTTCGGTGGGTCGCTGGACGACATTCGCGTGTGCAACAGTAACATTGGCTGGGACGGCGTCCGGCTTTTGGCTTCGCAACGAGGGGTAGCCTACATCTCGCGATGAGACGCATACTGCTCGCCTACGTATTCGAGGAAATCGGCATAACCGGTTCCGCTGCGGCGGATCTGGCTGGTGACTCTTCGTCTGCGTCAGGAACGCAGTCCATTGTCGCTGCGGCGTTTGTGATTGCGGCAGACGACACTTTGGCCGCGTCAGCGACAACGTCCCTGCCAGGATCTGCAATCGCCTCTACGGGTGACGATGCGTCACTGGCTTTTGGCACGACCGAATTTCTGGCTGCGTCATTCGTCATTGCTGGCGACGACGCATCGGTTGCCCTGGGACTCACGGGCGGATACGGCGGATCTGTGTTTTCGCAGCTAGGCGGAGACACGCTGGCGTCTGCTGCCGGCCAAGGGTTCGCGGGAAGCGGCTCTCCAACGACTGGCAGCGACGCCCCCAGCGCCTATAGCGTGCCGTTTCAGTCGCCGATCGAAATCCTCTGGGAGGACGGCCCGACCATACTCTGGGAGACCTCGGACGTAGTCGAGTGGGATGAGCTGTGGGTAATCCCAGGTGTCATCGCAGCCATTGCAGGGCCGGCAGGTGCGAGCGCCGCTGGAGACCACGATCCACCACCATCCGTCACTGGGGCTATTGCTGCCACGCTGGGGTCTGCAGCTGCTGGGCCGGCCACGTCTGGCGTTCTTAAGTTCGTGGGCGTAGCGTCCGGTCTGTCTATCGCTGACGCTGGCAGCTCGGCGAGCGGAGTGGTATCGGCCAGCGATTTCGTGGGCCGCGTCATCGGGCTTGCTGGAAACGACTACTCCACTGCGTTTGGCCTGCTGAAATTTGTCGGAGCTATCACCGGCCAAACCGGGGCTACTGGCCAGATACTCGGTCCACTGATCCCCATTGATGGCGACGGTGGCACCGTAATCGACGATGCAGACATATTCCATGACATCGATGCCTGCACGCTGGAGGCCGTAGCGACACAGATGGACTTTGTGGGCTACAGCAGTGACTACAACTTCGTCGCGCAGGCGTGTGGGGCATGCACATGAGCACCAATGCAGTCTATTACACCGGCGATTCCATACCATTTCGCGTGCAGCTCAAGGTGGGGACTGCGGTGGAGGTTGTGCTTCCCGGCTCTGTTGTCACCGCATGTCTGGCGACCAATGACTCTGAGGCAACCATGCTAGCTGGCCCGTGGCTGGTCAGCTCCGAGACGGTCGGCAGCGACTGGCTGAATGGCGTGGTGATCGCGTGGGTCGATGGCGACGACACACTCGACCTCGATCCACAGACGGCGGTCCTGGAAATTCAGATGCAGAAGGACGACACCGTGCGGACGTGGCGAGCAAAACCGCTGATCTCCATTAAACGCGGCACCCTACCCAACGACTGAGGCTCGGCATGTTTGACCCTTACGACGCCTCGCAGATACGCCGCCTAAACAAGGCGGTCCGCGCCAGCTACCGCAAGTTGGACGCCTTTCGCCGGCAGCGCCGCGAGCTAGTCCGAGAGTACGTCGGCCCTAATTACGGGGACAACTACAACTACATCGAGGACCAGCCGGTCAACATGCTGGCCTTGACGATTGAGATCTACTTGATGCTGTTAGCCGGCAACAATCCCAAAGTTTTGCTGCCGACCACGCGGATGGACCTGCTGCCGGACATCGCTGACCTGGAAGCAATCGTCAACCGAGAGTTGGGCGAGATGCGGTTTGACAAGACGCTCCGGCGCTGGGTCCAGGAATCCATGTTTTGCCTGGGCGTGCTCAAGTGCGGGCTAGTTGATTCGGGTTACGTCGAATTGATCCCGGGCGAGCCGCTGCCTGGACAGGACTATTTTGCCGAGGTCGTCGACTTTGACGACTTCGTTTTCGACACGGACGCCAATTCGTGGGAACGCATCACGTTCCTCGGCGACCGATACAAGGTCGACTACGAGGCTATCCTTCGCAGCGCGGAGTACAGCGCGGCCGCCAAACAGCAGGTCAAACCGTACAACTCGGACGTGGCGATGGATGATGGCGACCGCGCCTCGTCCATTTCTGTAGCGATCACTTCGGAAAACCAGCAGGAGGAATCGTTCCGCACGCAGGCCATGGTGTGGGACATTGCATTACCCGAAGAGGGGCTGGTCATCACGATCCCGGACGCTCCCGAGGTACTGGAGCCGCTCAAGGTGGTGGAGTGGTCGGGGGCAACCAACAGCCCATACCACGTCCTGCGATTTTCGGACGTGCCCGGCAACGCCATGCCACTGGCCCCCGGGGCTTTGCTCAAATCCCTCAACCGCACCCTGAACGGCCTTTATCGCAAGATGATCCGGCAGGCGCAGCGGCAGAAAACTCTGGGCCTGTACCGCGCGGGCGAGAGTGACGAGGCAGACCGGATTCGCAAGGCGAACGACGGCGACCTTATTGGCGTGTCCAACCCAGACACGGTCACCGAAATCAGTTTCGGTGGTGCCAGCCAGGAGAATCTGGCGTTCGCGCTGCAGGTTCGGCAGGCGTTCGGCGAGGTCGCCGGAAACATTGACGCATTGGGGGGACTCGGCCCGCAGGCCGACACCGCGAGCCAGGATGCAATGCTGTCCAGCACTGTGTCGCGCAAAGCCGCCAAGATGGGGATCGTGGTGGTCGACGCAACCGTCGATGTCATCAAGAGCCTCATCCACCACATCATCAACGACCCGATCCGAACCTACACCGCGATGCGACCGATCGCTGGCACCGGCGTCGAAATGCTTTCGCAGCTAAGTCCAGGCGACCGGCCATTCACGATGGATGACTTCGGAGTCGAGGTTCAGCCGTACTCGATGGCCTACCGTTCTCCCAGTGAACGCGCGAGCGAGCTGCGGCAGCTGCTGGCGGAGATCGTATTCCCGATGCTGCCGGTTCTCCAGAGCCAGGGCGTCGAGCTGAAATTGCAGTCGCTGTTCATGCTGCTGGGCAAATACATGGACCTGCCCGAGCTGATGCAGCTGTTTGAGTTCGCGGCTCCTGTCATGGCCGGCGCTGAGGACGGACCAGGACAACCGCAGGTGAGCCATCGCACCTACGAGCGCGTAAACCGCCCAGGTGCCACCAGCCAGGGCAACGCCAGGACCATGATGCAGCTCATGTCTGGCGGAAACCCTCAACAGTCCGAACAGGCGTCCGTAGGCCGTCCAACTGGAGTTTGACCATGTCATCTCGTTTTTTTCGGTACGACAGCAAAACGCAGTCCGTGGTGGAGGTCGCTCGCCAGCAGCAGCGAGCCCTGCCGCAGTACCCGCTTCCCCTAAATAGCCTCGCGGTCGACCCGACACAGATCGCCGAGGCCCGTGAGTTCGATAGAGCGGCTGGAGTCCCGACCGACTACACCGAGGACGGATCTCCGCTGATGAATGATGCGAGGCACTACTATCGTTACCGGCGGGCCCACGGCGTTCATTTTAAGAATGGGTACAGCTCATGAGTCATCACACGCTCGATCCCCCGTCCACCCCGCTCGACGACAGCCGGCCTGATGACGTGCCGGACATCGCGGCCATCGTCGCCGCCTCTCGGCCGGCTGAACCTGCCGCCGAGGAACCAGCCAAGGACATGACGCCAGCGGCCATCGCCCAGGCCCGTGCCGCCGGTTTCTCGGACGAGGAGCTGGACGGGCTCGCGCCTGAGGCAGTCGAGCGGCTCGTGACGGCCCTCGACCGTCGCGCCATTCAGATGTTCGGGAACCAGCCCCAGACTTCGGTCGGGGAGAACGGAGCTGGAGGTTTCGGGGCGGCGCGAACCGCTTCCCCGACCTCCGGCTTCGAGTTGGACCTGGATGAAACCTACGACGACCATCTGGTCGAGCAGCTGCAGCAGATGAACCAGTTCTACGCTCAGCAGCTGGCCAGCCTAACTTCGGCTTTACAACAGACTGGCGCGCCGGTTAGTTTGACGGGCGACGCATTATCCGCTTGGTTCGACGCCAAAGTTTCCGATCTAGGCGATGGGTACGATTCCGTTTTTGGGCGTGGGGGAATCGACCGATATGGCGAAACCTCGAATGAGGTTCGCAATCGAGTCGAGCTGTTTCGGTCGTTCAACGCACTGAAGCAGGCATACCCGGGCTCCAAGGACGAAGAGCTTTTCGATCGCGCGATGCGATCCAGTTTTGGCTGGGCTCAAGATGCGGTCCAGAACAAATCACTGGGAAACAAAGCGAAGGCGAGAGCGAAATCCACGATTGGGCGGCCATCTGGACGGATGACGCCAAATCTGGAACGTGACCCGGAGACGGGATTGTCTGTACGAACCATTGACGCGGTCCAGGCTGCGATCGACGCTCGCCTGAACCGATAGGAGATGCTAAATGCCTAACTACACGTCGGGCCTGCTGCCCACGGACATTGACGATCTGGTTGAGTTGACGCTCAATCATTTCGAGAAGGACAAGTGGGTCGATATTTCGACCGAACTTCAGCGTTACTTCGCGTACGAAAACATGCTGCTCGGCGACCGAATCGGCGTCGACGGCGGCGAGAGGCTCCAGTGGCAGATCAAGGTCCGCAACACCGGCGGTGCGAAAAACACCGGCCTGTATGCTGTCGACGACGTGAAGGTCTCCGACAACATGCGGCACGCCACGGTGGGCTGGACGAAGCAGACCTGCTCCATGGCTTACGATGTGGACGAAGAGGGATTTAACTCGCCCAACGCGAACCGCATCGTCAACCTGCTGCAGGTGCGACGCCACGACGCACTGACCTCGTTCGCGGAACTCATGGAAGACAATTTCTGGGGGCTTCCGGCGAACACCACGGACGACGAGGAGCAGAAGCGCCCCCTCGGCGTGCCGTACTGGATCGTTCGCAACACGACGACCGGGTTCAATGGCTCGTTGCCGATCGGTGGTGGCCATGCGACCGTGGCTGGGCTCAGCCCGACCACGTACCCTCGCTGGCGTAACTACACCGGCGCGTACCGGATCATGGACAAGAAGGATCTCGTCCGAAAGTTGCGGGAGGCGGTGGTGAAGTGCAATTTCCGCGCACCGATCAGCCATCCGTCGCCGGAGGGCTCGTCAGCTCCTCGCTATCGTCTGGCCACCACCTACGAGGTGATCCAGCGGATGGAGGAGATGCTGGAGGCGCAGAACGACAACCTGGGCAACGATGTGGCGAGCAAGGACGGTGACGTGCTGTTCCGCCGCACACCGATGACCTGGGTGCCGTGGCTCGACGCCAACAGTGACCCGACCGGAACGGACACGACGAACCACTACGGCAAGAACCCCATCTACGGCATCGACCGCCGGTCGTTCCGCATGGTTTTCAAGACCGGCAAGTTCATGGTCCGCTCGAAGCCGTTGATCGCGCCGAATCAGCACTCGGTGCGTCACGTGCATTGGGACAGCTGGATGCAGTTCCAATGCTTCAATCGGCGTCAGAATTTCCACATGTCGCAGATCGTTTCGTAAGGGGAAATCATCATGCACGTAATCCAACGAGACGGCCAGCGCAGCCTGGATACCGAGATCGTCTATTATGGCGGAACGGAAGAGCTGAAAGTCGGCTACGTGGTCTGCTACGACCCGAATGCCAGCGAGACGCCTACCGAATGGAAAGAAAACCAGAAGGGCCGCACGGTTGCGAAGCCGGCCTCGGCTAATCTGGAGTTCTTCGCGGGAATCGTCACCGTCGCGCCGCAGAAACGCATGGGCGAAGTCAGTGGCTCCAACAAGGGCTACGCGACTATCGCCCGCGTGCGTCGCGGCGATTTTCTGAAGGCACGGGTGAAGGCCGTCAATGTCACGGGCACCACGGTGCTCGCGCCGGTCGACGGAAAATGGCACCTTGCTCTCGACGGCACGGCGACGAGCAATCTCTACTCGCGCCGGTCGGTTGCCATTGCGGCTGAGACCGTCGACAGCTCGGCTGACGCTGACGCCTCGGTCCGTCTGGTAACGATCTGCGGCGTTAAGGGTTAGCCGCCACGCACCACAGCTCGGCGGCACTAGGGCCGTCGAGCAGAAAGGATAGACATGCCCCCGACCACAATCCAAGTTCCGTTAGCGACGTGGCTCCGCGAACAGCTGCCGATTCGCCGCATCGAATCTATCTGCGACGAACTCGGTGTGCAGGGTATCGGCGAGGGGCATCTGCTCGATATGAGCACCATGGTCGAACTAGACAGCAAGGGCGTGGTCGTCACAGTCGGCGGCGTTCGTCCGCCGACGCCAAAGCCGCGACCTGTCATCGAGGACGAGTAATGAGCCTGCAGGTCACCCGAGACACGCTGCGGAAGGACGTAGCCCGTTATCTGGGCTACGACCGAGACTCCGAGAACTGGTCGGAGTCCGAGGCTGAAGACGTGGACGCGGTGATCTCGATTGGGCTGCGGCAGTTTTATCGGCCGACCCGCCTCCCGGGCGAGAAGTATTCGCACCAGTGGAGTTTTCTGCGGCCGCTGGGCGAGATGCTGCTGACCCCCGGTGTAGGCGACTACTCCATGCCGGAGGACTTCGCGGACCTCGACGGGGATCTATTCTACATCTCGCAGGACTATGCACCTCGCCGAGTGCGGCAGGTCAACGAGGGCCGCATCCTGGAGCTGCGGCAACGCGACTGGTACACCACGACCAGCAGCTACCCGCAGGAGGCGGCCATTCTGCCCCTGCTAGGGGACGGCACAGCTGAGCAACGCTACCAGCTGAAGATCTGGCCGCTGCCGGACTCCGCGTACACGTTGACGTTTCGGTATTACGCGCGGCAGATGGATTTGACGTGCGAAACCTCGGTCCCCCTGGGTGGCCGCGAGCACGCCGAGACGATCCGCGCCAGCTGTCTGGCAGCGGCTGAGTCGTTCCTGGATGACGCTCGCGGCGTGAAGTACGAGGACTATCTGGTGCAGCTGCAGGGCTCGGTGGACTTTGACCGCCGCGCCAACACGCCCAGCACGATCGGCTACAACGGCGACGACTCGGATCGGAAATACGACCCGTACGCGCGAGTCCCGCGACTGATCATTTACGACAAATACCCGCTTCCATAGGTGCTCTATGATCATTGAACGCACGGCCGTCATCGGCTCGGTGGCTGTCGGAACGACGCTGGCCAACAGCCAGCCATTTTCATTCGGGGATTGCACGGAGGGCTGTCTGGTCCTGCCGTCCACCGAGGCTGGCACCGTGACTCTGACCTACTACGTCAGCGACTCGGAGTCGGGCACGTTCGTGCCGGTGTTGGCTCACGACGGCAGCTCCAACCTCACCGGCACGGCTGCCGGCGGGAAGGCGAAGCAGCTGCCTCCAGCTCTCAGCCCAGCGCCGTGGGTGAAAGTAGTCGCATCGGCGATCAGCAGCGGCACCAGTGTCACCTACACGTTCCTGGGCAAAGCCTAATGACTCGCATAGCAACGAAGGCCACGCACACACTCGCCGACGTTAAAGACAAGGCGACGATGTTCTTGCCGATCGCGAATCGGTTTGTGGTCGACGGAAACAACCTGGGCATCCCGCAGAGTGTCACGTACGACATGCTGGAGCGGTCGCTCGTCTATCAGTTCTACACTCAGGTCAGCCATGGCTTGACTGCCGACGACGTTGGTAAGCCGCTATTCGGCAGCTCCATTTACAACGACACGTCCACCACCACGTTCCCAACTAGCGTGCTCGCGCATGTTACCGATGCGAACACGCTGTTGATTGCGTTGCCTGGAGCGCGAGTCACCATACCTGTGTCGCTTGTCGAGGGTGGGGCCGCGTACAACATTGCCGCAAGCGGCCGTCTGCTATGGTGGGATTTCTCCGCGCAAAATGTAGGCCGCTACAAGCCGTCACGTCCTGTTGACGCGCAAAAGGGCGGGCCGCCAATCCTGTACATCCTGCGGATCGTCGGTGGCAATGTCGAGGCGCAGGTCCGGCCCTTGGTGACGCAGCCGATGCGTCTGCTGAGCGAGTACACGCTGACGGCGGCGGACATTGCGGCGCGGTACTGCAATTTTACGACCAGCAGCACGGCCATCGACGGCATTCTGTTCCTGGACGGCATCTGCCTGTCCAGCGTCGACGTGGACGTATCGTGGTCAGCGGGCACTATGTCCTGGAACACAAAATCGCTCGACGGGCGTGCCGAAGAGGGCATGATCCTGAAGGGCCTATACGAGCCGAAAATATGACGCTCCCGATTGGCAGCCGCTTCGCTGGCGCGAAATACCGTATTACCCCCACTGGCAACCCGGCGGTTGATACGCCGGCATTCGAGAAGTTGCTGGTGGCGATCCCCACCACCGGCGGCGTGGTGGAAGTTGCCGACAACGGTCAGTCTCTCGCATTGGCCACGGCCAACAGCACGGCCGTGAACAGCAACTCCATTGTCATCGACGCTGCGTTCGTCGGCGTCATCAAAATATTCAAGCCCATCTTCATCCGTGGCGAAAGCCGCAGCAGTCGCATTGAGTTTCGCTCCGGCTACCAGATCTCTTGGGGCGGCCGCGATTCCTGGTGGGCGCAGGCCGTGAGCCCACGAACCACGTACGGCACGATGAACTCCGTGGCTGCTGGGGCATCGCAGATCAGCGGCAGCAGCATCTCTCTGGTTCGCGGTGACTGGGTCATGGTGTACGGTGACGACAGCATCGCCAATGTCATTCCGCACATCAGCAATGGCACGCAGCGGCCGGCTAGCCTGCACCGCGTCGAATACAACTACGCCACGGTGGCCAACAACGTCACGACGATCTGGAACGTGCTGGACGGACACATCCCCGACACAATCTCCGTGTCTCCCCGGCTGGCCAAAATCAACATGTTGCGCAACTGTGGGCTGGCCAACATCACGCTCGGCAGCAATCTAACTCCCGACCTAAGCGCGACTGCGTCAGATGGCACGTTTACCCCCGCCGTGCGCGTGTTCGGCTGCCTGGGCTTTCGCGTCGAAGACGTATTCGTTGACGACTCGTCCGTTGGCTGGCTCACGATCGACGCATCTGCCGACACAATCATTAGCAACTACTCGGGACTTGCTGTGCCGCGCTCGTCGGCCGACTACGCGCTGGTGATCGGGCCAGTTAACGGACTGCTTTACCAGGATTCGTTCTGGCACAACACTCGCCACGTGGTCACTACCGGAGGTCCGCAGTCTGGATCGGCCCGCTACGGCAACGCGCTGGCAACCACCATTCGTAACGTGACGTGCTACCACGGAGGCAACGATGAGGGCTCGACGCTACAGGCGTTCGACACGCACCCAGAGGGATACGGCGTCACATTTGAGTCCTGCCGCGTGTTTGGCGGTGGGCGTGACATCTGTCGAGGGTTCGGCTGCCGCGCTCGTCGCACCACATTTCGGAACTGCGAGTTCGTCTCCAACGTGTCTGACCGATTCGCGGCGTTTGCCAGCAAAAACGAAAACAAGGGATTCGTGATTTGCGGCTGGCGGTCGATGATCGACGGCTGCCGCGTGCAGGGCGCGTGGCAGGGTGTGGTGTACGACACCGTGGTGGAGGGTTTGTATCAGCACGACCACCACGTGCGAAACACGACCTTCGAGGGCGTCACGAGCAATCCGATTTACACGGTGAGGCCGATGAACCGCATTACCGTGGCGAACTGCCACTTCGAGGACTGCGCCACGCAGTACAACGGCGACGAACAGTCGCCAGTGCCGAATCCCGTGGTGATGGGCAGCGTGATCAACATCCGTGGCGGCACCGGCCACCGCATCCTGAGCAACGTGATCGACCGCCACGCGAATACATACTCACTGTCAGCGGGCACACTGACTCCCGCCGACCTCGTGTTCGAGGGCAATCACGTGCGAGGCTACACCTCCACCTACAGCTCTGGGACAAACAAAATCGGAGTGCGTGGCGACACAGGGGACCCGAAGGGCGTGTCGACCACCACGGGCCCTAGCTTTCAGTCCACATATGCGGCGAGGAACTACACGTCATGAACGCGCTGAGCCCGGACAAAATTCTTAGCCCGGACGTTTCGATCTGGTCGAAAGTCGTCGCATGGCTGGTGACGAAATCAGACACCACCGTACTGTTGTTTTTGATTGTGTACGGCGTGTATGTCCGCAGTGACAGCTGGCTGGCTCAACTCCAGGCCGGGTACGACCGCAACGCAAAAACACTGGAGGGGGCCGTGGAGCGGCTCGTCGAAGAGAAAGAAAAAGACCGCCAGTTCATCATGCTGCTGATAAAGCGAGAATCTGACGCCCAAAAATAGCAAATTAGCATTTGCTAATTCGATGAACTATTGACGGCTGGGAGGCCGACGCTATTTTAGTGGGGGTCCCAGGCCCCCGGAGCGGTAGCACGCCCCGGGGGCAAGACAGGCCAGTGACGGCCTATCTACGACTGGGCACTGTGTTCTACACGCGGGCAGTCTAGCCCGCAACGCCATCGGCGTTTTATCAGAAGGAGCGTCTATGTCAGACCTGGATGAGGTTGTGCGCGCCGCGAGGTTGGTCGGCGGGTGGCTCGGTGAGTCACTCGTGCGGATCGTAGCCCGGAGCGCGGTGGAGGGGACGAAAGTCGGAGAGGTGTTTTTGACCGTGGACGAGGTAGCCCGGATGCTGCAGTGCAGCCAGTCGTCGGTGCGCAGCTACCTGCGCGACGGGCATCTGCACGCAGCGCGGTCGAAGACTGGTCGAGTGAGAATCAGACAAAGTGACGTAATCAAATTTCGAGACCTGAGGGAGGGGCATGATGGCTTCGTTAATCAGCCGACCGAATCGGAACTACTGGGTGCAATGGAAGCTCAACGACAAGAAATTTACCTTGCGCCTGGGCAAGATCGACCTCCGTTCCGCGCAGGAGGTATTGCGGCGAGTTGAGTCGCTGTGTACGAGTCGCCTCGCCGGGGTCCAGCCCGACGAGGCGACAACAGTGTGGTTGACCCGTTTAGATGCCACGATAGCCAAACGCCTAGCGAGCACAGGGCTGATCGACGAGCGACAGGTACGCACACTGGGAGAGCTGATGGACTACGTCTGGTCGCAGCTCGACGTGAAGGAGTCGACGCAGCAGAGCTACGCGCATGTGCGGCGCAACCTGCTGGAGTTTTTTGGAGCGGATCGGCAGATCGAACGCATCACGCCGGGGGACGCGGACGAGTTCGTCCGCTGGCTGCGTCCTCGGGTTGCGGCTGCCACGACCAGCGGTCGCAGCCGGCGTGCGCGGCAGTTTTTTGGCTACGCGGTCAAGAAACGGTGGATCACGACGAACCCGTTCGCTGACCAGCGGTTCGGCACGCAGGAAAACCGCGAGCGAATGTTTTTCGTGCCCGCTGACTGGGTCCGGGCAATCATCCAGGAGCTGACCGACGATGAGTTTCGCCTGATCGTTGCCCTGGCTCGCTGGGGCGGGCTGCGAGTCCCCTCCGAGCCGTTGATTCTGACCTGGAATGATGTGGACTGGTCGCAGGCCACGATGCGCGTCAAAGCGCCGAAGACCGGCCAGACAAGGATCGTGCCTATCTTCCCGGAGATCCGCCCCTACCTGGAGCGGCTCTGGGATCAAGCCGGGAGCAGCCAGTACGTGATCAGCCGGCACCGGGCGACCGGGCAGGCTATCACGTCGGCCGTAGTCCGGGCGATCGGTCGGTGCGGAATTCCGGTCTGGCCCAAGCTTTTCCAGAACCTGCGTTCTACGCGGGAGACGGAGCTGGCCGAGACCTACCCGATCCACGTGGTCTGCCAGTGGATCGGCAACTCGCCCAGGATCGCCGCCCGGCACTACCTGCAGGTGACGGAGGACCACCTCCGCCGGGCAAAAGGCGAAGCCACCGGCGAAGCTAAATGCGAATCTAGCAGCACCGCAGACTCTGGTGTTAGCCGGTATCAGGTTGCGCATCGAGCTGTGCCGGAATGCGTAGTTCATCGGGAAAGCCGCCCTAAACTGCCAGCCGACGGCCGTTCTGAGCGAGGAGAAGTGGGCGATACAGGCCCATCGGCAGTGCGGTAATTGCCGGGAGTTTCCGGCATAGCGGCTGGAGGCGAAGCAAAACCAGAAGCCCTCGCAGGAGCGGAAACGCCAGCCTGCGGGGGCTTTTGCGTTTTTCGGCCACGAAACTGCAGACCTGCGTTTCGCGTGGCGAAAACCATCGCCTCCGCGCTCGCGCAGAAATCAGTATTTCTGCGCACTTCTCGGGCGTCAGTGGCCTCGTGTCACGCATTCTTTGCGCACCGCCGTGGCAGCCAGAAAACCGCTGTTAGGATCGCAAGGGCTGCATCTCACCTGCCCTCGCAGCGGGGCACCACAAGGAGGTTCTCACGTGCTAGTTCTCGCACGCCGCATCGACGAGTGCATTCACCTCGGCCACGACATCCGCATACGGATCGTCGACATCACGCGAGGCATCGTACGCCTCGGGATCGAGGCCCCCCCTGACACCGAAATCTGGAGGGCGGAGATCTACCGCCAGCAGTACGGCTACGACGAGTGGCAGCCTGGAGGGCCGAAGGAATGACCATCGTCGCGGCCCTGATCGTGCTGTTCCTGTTGGCCGGCATTTTGAGCGCCGTGCTCAAAGCGTGCCGTATTAACGACGAGTTCTAGCCCCAGCATGTTGCTGGGGTGGCCCCTGCCGATGAGACGAGCGGCAGGGGCCGAATCCAGGAGGTTGAGAGTGATTACGGTTTTCGACATCGAGACGGAGCCGCTGCCGGAGGACGAGCTGCGGAAGTGGCTGCCTGAGTTTGACGAAACCAAATTCCCGATCCCGGCGTTTGATGCGTCGGACGTGAAAATGGGCAACATCAAGGACGAGGCGAAGAAGACGGCCAAGATCGAGGAGGAGTTTCTGAAGTTCAAAGCACGCTACGAGCAGGCCGTCGAGGCCCGGCGAGTGGCGAGGGACAACCACTACACCGACTTTCACTCGCGGGCAGCGCTCAGCGCCGTGACTGGTCGCGTGGTGGTGATTGGGCTCTGTGCCGAGGACGGCACATGCAGCGTCATCCATGAGGACACAGAGTCGCGCATCCTGCGGCAGTTCTGGGCGCTGTTCCGGCAGCACGAGGTCAGTCGGCAGAAAACCGGCCGCAGCTGCCTCGCTGGCGTGAACATCTTCGGCTTCGACCTGCCGTTCCTGGTGCGTCGGTCCTGGATGCTGCAGGTGACAGTGCCACGCGGGGTGGTCGACCTGACGAGCCGGTGGGCTAACTGGTCGCCCGTGTTCGTCGACCTCCGGCGTGTGTGGCAGCTGGGTGACGCGCAGGCATCGTCGTCGTTTGACTTGATCGGCCGTGCCATGGGCACCGGCGGCAAAGTCGAGGGACATCACGGAAAATCGTTTTCCCAGCTCTGGGAATCCGATCGCGATAGGGCGCTGCAGTACGTCGCGAACGACGTGCGGCAGCCCATGGAGTGGCTGAAACGTGTTGGTTTAGGTACGCCTGAAGCATGGGAGGAATGACATGAATTTGACCGTGTACGAGCGAATTCCAGATCCGATTGTGGCTGCAGAGAAAATGGCGCTGCCGTGTGCGCAGGTATGCGGTGCGCGCACGAAAGAGGAGGGGTTCGTGATCGCTCTGACCTGCATGGTCGAGGGGATCACGCCCATCGAGTTTGGCCGAAAGTACCACATCATTCAGGGCCGGCCCACAATGCGTGCCGATGCGTTCCTGGCTCAGTTTCGCCGAGCTGGCGGACGGCATGTGGTGATCGAAAACAGCCCTGAGCGGGCTGCCGTCAAGTTGCTGTGGGAGGGACAGGAGTACGAGTTCTCACTGACGTGGGCCGAAGCGCAGGAGTCGCGATGGCCCTGGAAAGACGCGAACAACAAGAAGGCGGGGCTGAAGGACAACTGGTCGACGCCCCTAGATCGGAGAAGCATGCTCTGGGCCAGACTGATTTCGAGCAGCGTGAAGATCCTCGCTCCCGAGCTGTGCAGCGGCATGTACACGCCCGAGGAGGTGACAGACGTGGTGGAAACGACGCACACCGCAGCTCCGACTCCGCAGCCCGTGAATGCCGTGGCGATGCTGCAGCACCACGCAGCTGCGGAGGACGAGCCCGTGGAGGTGGCTGCGGAGCCCGTGGTGGAGGTCGAACGCATCACGGCCGTGCAGATGGAGCAGCTGCTGGACTTGTACGATCTGCTCGACATCTCCGAGGAGGATCAGCATGCGGCGCTCTATCGGCGCGGTGTGGAGCGGATCGACCAGCTCACGACTGAGCAGGCGGCAGACATGGTGGCGAAGTTGAACGCGGTCAAGGCACGACGTGGACTTTAATCTCAAACTGGAGGATGACATGGAATTTCAATGGACAACTGGCGAGGACATGAGTGCTGGGTCGCAGTACCTGGACATGGAGGGCGAGTACCACATGGCGATCCAGGAGATCGACACGCCGGCGTTGAAGAACGACGGCAGCATCATCTCCAACAGCCTGTTCGGTGTTACGTTCGCCGTGCTGGCGGGGCCTCCTGGCACGGAAAACAAGATCAAGAAAGAGGTGTTTTGGACGCCGAACACGGCCCACCGAGACGGTGGGCGCATGGAGCGTCGCAAGATCGACCGCTTCTTGCTGGCGGCGAACCTGATCCAGCCGGGTGAGTTGAATGCGAGCAAGAATTTGGACTTGAATAAGGCCAAGTTCCAACAGCTCTGCGTGCGACTGATCAAGCGGACGGACAACCAGGGACGCGAGCACCTGCAGGTCAAGTTCGCGGACATTTACCACGTGGACGACCCGGAGGCGGCGAATTTTCCGCGCAACGACCAGATGCTGAACCTGATCAAGCCGCATCTGCGTCGCATCGGGCTGCGGTCGCAGGGCATGCCCGTGCGTGCGCCGGCGGCCCAGGTCGATGACTTCTCCTTCTAAAGCATTACGGTGAACCACGGAGGGCGGTCGCGGGGAGCACGGACGCTCCCCTTTTTTTTTGGAGACACACATGGAAAAGATCTCAGGAACGATCCTGGCTGAAAAACAACGCTGGCACGGAAACGACAACGACACGGTATTGGCCGTAGTGCGGACGCCGGACCGAGATGTCACGGTCAAATGCGCGGAGAAACTGTGGCCGATTCGCAACGGCGCGAAACGAGTGTTCTGGGGCCAGATGCAGGGTTATCGCACTCGCTGGCGCAACGAGCCGCAGCTGGCGGCGTTCTGTTACACCGACCAGGAGCATGAAGGTGCCGTCGAGCAGCTGCTGGAGCTGCTGTTGGGGCGAGGGTTTCCGCGCGATCTGGCGGCGAC